CCAATACCAATGTTTCCAGAACCAATGGTATTTCCAGCCAACGCCATGTTGCCCAAAGAGGTGTTTGAGCTTCCATATAAATTACAAGAAAGCGAATAGCTGCCAACAGCAGTGTTTCCGCTTCCATTGTAATTATTTCTCAAAGAAGCATAACCAACGGCTGTATTGTCTACGCTGGTTCTTCCAGCAAGAAACATGCTGGATAAAGCTAACTTTCCAGCAAATGTAGTTCTTGTTTCTGGGCTTGAAAAATTACTTGAAATAAGTTCATTTCCAACAAAAAAGCTTGGAAATGAATCTATTAAATCGATCAAACTTGTACGTAAGTCAAGCGGAGATATCTCCTGAGTTGCATTGTCTGGAAGCAACCCATCAATAGAAGCAATATATTCAGCCTTTGTGAACTTCATTGGTTATCTCTATTGTAGTTTAATTTGCAGTGTTGATAAGTCAAACTTTACAGAGTCGCCTTGATAGATAATTCTTGGGTTGTTTAATTGCGCATACATGAGCATGTTTCCAACCCCGTACTGTCCTGAGTCAACAATAGCTATTCCAGAAATCCAGCCCCAGTCAGTCAGAGCTGTTGGAAATAATACTGTGTTTGTATTTTTAATAAGTCCACTTCCAGCATTGTGGTCGGCAATAAAATACGACCAACTGGAATCTCCTTCTGTGGATGGATTGCCAAGATTATATCTAGCATAACCAGTTGAAGCACCGCCAGTGGTTCCAGACGGAATTTCCGGAAGAGTACCACCTTTTGCATACTGAGATGATCCTGTGTTGGATTCTCTTGGAACACCGCTGCACAATGCTATAGCTATATTGGTTGGCTTTGGAAAAGAACCATTTCTAAAAAGATGATGGAGCAATCCAGATTCCAAGTAATCAGAAAAAGCAGTCATAAAATTATCCTCTTTACGAATCCTATCTATTGGAATACGATTTACAAGATATTATACACAAAAAAAGAGCCATCACCAAACAAATGGAGATGGCTCTTTCAGTATATAAAAACAGATCAATTACTATTAGTATGAACCAAGGATAATTCGACGATTGTCGAGAACGCCAAATCCAAGTTCAGCAAAACCATAGTAACCAACTCTCTGCTGACGATGAAGTGTAGGATCTTCAAACACCTGAAGAGCCTGCTTCATAGGCATGATAAAGCTATCGCTAGCACCCTGATCAAGACCAATGACCAGTTCTAGATCGCTAGCTTGAACAGCGCCACCAAGACCATTCGCAAAGAAGTCTTGGTACTCTTGACCTTCGCCAAGTTCATCAAGGTCATGCAGGTTAACGCCGAAGATACGAGTAATCGGAGCGCCACCTTCAGTCGCTGAGTAAATTTCACGACGAGTAACTTCATCAATCTGATCAAGTCCCCAGTTGCGAACATCTTCAAGAGATTCTGGCGATACGTAAAGATCAGTCAATCTACCTCGATTGGCTGAACCTGTATTTCCGCCAGCATTTCTACGCATAACAGTCTGCATAAGAGAAACCAATCTCTTTGAGAATAGACCGGCTGTAGCATCACCGTCATAAACCAAGATGTTGCGGTCAACACCAGCAGCCAACAGCGTGTGAAAACCGTCATCATTCATCTTCTTTACGAAGCCAGCTTCCATCACCTGTGCTGCGCGAGCAGCAACATCCCAGCGAGCTTCACGAGCATAACGCAGCAAATAATCAATGCTGGATGTGATCGTGTAGGTAGGAATTGTGACATAATCACTTTCAACCGCACGCTCAGGAATACGACCATGACCCGGATTTGTGTAAGCAACATGCTCACCTTCAAGACCCGGAGAGATCAAATCGAGAGGATATTCAGTGCTGGCACCCGGCTCAACATTGATTGTCTCGAAAATATTACCAAGAATATTGCCAACAAGAACACCCTTTCGCAGAGGAAGTTCAAGAGCTTTAGAAAACTCACGCTGTGCTGCGTGAGCAATACTCTGATCATTGTGACCAGTGTTTTTATAAAGACTAATAAATTCGTTACTAGGTCTCTCTGTGTATGACATATTATGTATCTCCTTTAAAATTAAAGATTAGTTTTAGCCGAAGTTAGGAAGGTTGACGTAAACTTTAGCGTAACCGTCAGCGTCCTTGCGGGACATGAAACGGCCAACAGCCAAATTACCGGATGATGCTGCATTGGAAGCTGTCGTAGAAACGTTGCCAGCAGTGGTTACGTCTGCGTAAGCGACATTTCCCGGAACTGGAGTTCCAGTAACCAAGTTGGTTACAACCCAGCCACGAGTCAATACAGTTACCTTGCCACCCTTTTGTACTTCATCCTTGTACTGATTTAGATGAGTACGAGTAAGATCTTTATCAACAACGTCATTCAGCAAAAACCCAACCGGAACGTTGGTGGATGCAGCCTGCTTGTAAGATACGCTATTGTCTCCCTGATCCATCGCTGCGCCAGAAGCGCTTAGAACGTCCAAGCAAACAACACCACCGCGACTTGCAGTTCCGGCAGTATAGAAAAAGCTGATATCTGTAGATTCTTCATATCTATCTGATTTAAGAGCCATAGTTATATTCTCCTGTTTTTTTTTATAATTACTTGTTGAGTACGTGATTTTCAAACCAGTTTGAAACACTCGCTCTGGTGGATTCAAGTTCATTCTGCTCTGGAACGATCAGTGTAGCTTCTGAACTTTCTATTTTTTCGAAAGTTTCTGGAGTTACTTCGGCTTCTGTGATCTTAGCCTTAGAATCCTTCTTCATAGCTTCTTTATCTTCCATTGCCTTCTTTTCAAACATCATCTTCTTCTTGCCGTACATAGCAACCACGGCTTCAAAAGAAGAGTCATCAAGAGCGTCAAAAGCAGCAAGAGTTGTTTCTACTTCTTCTTGCTCAAAACCAGCTTCTACCAAAGAAGCCATTCTCTTCTGCATCTTTTCTTTCTTCTTCATTTCTTCCATGTTCATTTTTGCTTCAGCAAGCTGAGAGCTTGATTGAACCAATGCATCTTCGAGTTCAGCAACGCGAGCCTGAGTAGACTTGATAACCTCATTGAGCTGATCAATTGTTGCGTGACTCTGTTCAGCAGCAGTCTTGAAAGACTCAAGCTTAGAAGCAAATTCCTTGTCTTTAGCTTCTTCGATCTTGGCCTTGATGGCTTCGTTTTCAACGTTAGCTTTTGCTAGTTGATCACGAACCTCTCGTAGCTGCGTTTCAAACAGTGTATCTTCAGCCATTTTAATTTCTCCTATTGAAAATTTAGAGTATGCGTTAAAGTTTATAACATTTGCAACCGCATTATTAAATATAACACTTCTAGGGTTCGCAGGCTTTGAAACCAACCCTTTGCCAGAAAAAGAAATATTTGACAAAGCACGACCTAATTTATAACCTTCATATTGACCTGTTCCACCGTAAGATTTTAGGTGTTTGGTCAAAAATGCTGAGGCTTCATCTCGTTCCAATATCTTTGCCATACCTTTATCGTCAATCATCGCATAATCAAATCCAGAAAATAGACATTCCATAGAAACGTACCATTTGCCTTCTTCGATTTCAGCAATGATTTTTTCCATCCGTTCTTTGTTGGTTTCATCGCTCCAACTGTTGTATAAAACAGCTTGAGTAATGATATCAAAATCTTCTGGACGGGCATCATCTTCTTCGCCTACAGCTTTACCATCCTTGGTTAAAACATAAGACCCTGTGATATGACCAATTATATCATTTTCATCGTGCATGAAATTGAATTGTTTGTCTTCTGGAGTTTTTCTAGCAGCCCAAGTGGCTTCAGGAGTAAAAACATCATCGTTTTTATTCCATCCAGTAGAAACAAGAACAGACTCTATGTAATACAGATCTAACTGATTTTTATTCTCAGCAAGCGCTGTTTCCAGAGAAGCTGGTATTTTAATATGATTGGATCTTGATGGCAAAGCTCTTTTGTGTAGTTCATCCACGCGAGAACAATAAGCTATAGAAGCCTGAGTTTTAACCAACTCGGCTACTCCATCTTGAACTTCATGTTTAAAAATTTTTATTGTCATTTTTTTACCTCATGACATTATACACAAAAAAATAAAAAATACAAAGAAAGCCTATTTTTAGCTTAATAATAACTCTACGTAATTTGCTATAATTAGTTTTCTATAGTTTTCTATGCTGTTTGCTGAAACTTTAATTTCTTTTAATTCTGATGGAATAGGTTTAAATTTTTCAGAAATAGCTTTGTATATAGAACTGTCGTTTAGTTCGCACATTGGAGTAAGATTCAACAGCGTTGCTAACCTTAATTGTTCAAACTCTTGAGATTCAGATTTTGTTAGCTGTCTCATGTTAGCTTTGCCTTTATCGTGTAAATATCCATCTATCAACACAGAGGTATGATCAAAGGCTGACGTTACCCACATAAACAACTCAGCAACTCCCGGCGTACTCTTTGGTGTATCCACACGTTTCTTTCTTGGACCATCATCTAGTTTATTTGGAGGTCTTCCGTTGTCTTTTTTAGCCACTGGACTGCTCTTTAAACCGGTTTCAGGTTTAGACTCTTGTATATCTTTAGTGATTTCACCTTGCTTTTCTATTTTTTCCATGTCGATCTGCTGATTCGCGTTATGGAAAGGACTAGCTTTTGGAGGCAGCTTTTCATCTTCTCTGGATTTAGCTTCTCTTTGTAGTCTTACTTTTTCTACGTTTGGAACTTCCTTGAATCTTTCAAGCACAGTTTCATGCGAAATGATATCTCTGTCAGCAAGTTGTATGAGCAAGTTCTTTTCACTAGATTCGTCAGACAGACTCATTTGATCATAAACAACATGAGCTGACTTTCTGAAGCCCATAGCTTTTCTTATGTCTTCAAGCTCTTTTTCCCAAAACTTAGTTAGCTGATCTCTGCCGTACTGCAATCTTTCAACCAAAGTCTTAAGAGATATGAAGTTGTTTGTGAACCCACCGCCCTGCCCAGACATTCCTGTCAATGTTGGAGGAACTCCAAGTCCAGCAAAAATACTATTTAGTACATTTTGATACTTTTCAGCTCCCAAGAATTTGTAAACTTGAGAGTTGCTTTCTGTGAATTTTAGTTCTGGCCCATAAACAAGCTCCATGCATCCACCACCTGTGTTGCTGGCGAGTATGTTTCTTAATTTATTTACGCCTTCTTGTGTTGGCAAAACCTTGTGCTCAAAGCTTCCGAGTGTCCACAGCCTGATGTTTGAAATAGCACCATCCAATGCTGCCAAGTCAGCTAATTTCATCTTCTCTAACATCACGATGTCATCAAGGATTGCGTAGGCAAGTGGATGTGCCCATTGCTGCCAGTCATCTTTTTTGTAATAAAAGACTGATAATTTTTCAGGATCTAGGTCTATCTTACGCTCTTTATTTTTTATGCTATTTTTAATATTGCTTGGTAAAGTTTCAAGAACTTTTACGGGAATTGTGCCATCTTTGAAGTTGTCAAAAAAAGCATTTGAGTTTAACTGATAGTTTTGCTTTCCAAGAAAAAGGCTAACTACGCCATCCTTCATGTCTATCGTCAACGGATTAAAGAAGTTGTATCTCCAAGGAATCAGATTCTTTTTAACCGATGGAATTTCTACAACTATATCTTGAGCCAATGATTTGATGTAAGTAACTATATCGTCACTGATATTAGCGTGACTTTTATAAATAAAGACATTGCCCGTTCTGTAGAGATTGTTTAAAAATCTTTCTGACCTTTCTTTGCCGTCAACCTTTTTGAACCATTGCTGATAGAATTTTTCAACACTCTTGTTTTCATGAACGATGTTTATTCCTTGACAACCAAAATCGCCCATTAAATCTATAATATTTCTTACAATCCCAACCTTGTCATAAGCTTCCATGCACATCTTTATTATGCTTTTAGAGCGTGTGGGAATTTGCTCTTCTGGTCTGAAAGCATAATAATCGCTGCGAGTAAATCCGGGCTTTACAGATCTGTTTGGCTCAACGTTTAAAAAATCTCTATGATAAGCTTTGCTCACACCGGCATAAGACTCGGAAGCTTCAGAGAAACTTTGAAAAGCCAAAGCCTTTGAGTTTTGATCGTTATCATTCCAAGTCGTAAGAGACCCTTTGGTTTTTTCAGACATTCTATTCCCTTTATTATCGAAATGTAATCAGATTGTATTCTAAATGATTATACACATATTTTAATAAAGGTTATTGTTCATATTGTCTGTGAACCAAGCTGGACCATTATAAAGTTTACCTTTTGGATCTTTTTCTTTTTCAACTGTTGCAAATCCTCCATAGAAATTGTATATTTCTGGACTTGGCATTCGAGCTATGGTTCTAGCTGACATGTTTGCCATCAGAAGGGCTGAGTATCTATCTTTTCTCAGCTTGCCCTTTTTACCAGTGCCTATAACAGTTTCTGGAGTGTCCCATTTGTCTCTGCCAGAAGGTGTTTGTGATATTTGAATCATGGCTAATTCATCTTTTAAATCTTCTATTTCCATAACGCATTGTTCAAGTGTATCAAAAGATCTACCCTTCATTTCATCTTCGATGGCTGAAATGTCTAGGCTCAGTGTGTCGAACATGGGGAATAAAAGAGCTTTATCCTCAAAGTCTTTTCTCATACCATGATTTGATTCAGACACCCAGTCATATCTAGAAAATTGGCACATTTCTAATATGTGTAGACCTCTGTTGTCGTCTGAGTCTTTTGGCTTTTCTTGGTCGATAGTTTCCCAGATTGGAAGTTCGTTTTCTTGTATCTTATCTTTATCATGCAAGCTTTCCATGACAGCGATACCACCGCCTCCAGCATCCATAGCTATTTGAACGCACGGAAAAACTGTCATCAAATCTCTTATTTTTCTAGCACAATAAGCGTAAAAGTCAGATTCAGATGAATATCCACTTTTAATTTTTTCTTTGTGCTGATCTCTGTTTGTTGTCCAACAGTGAACTACTCTTCTGTGATCTTCATTTAGTTCTAAAATAACAATACTAAAATTATCTACTTCTGAAGCTGGGTCAACTCCAAAGATGTATTTCTTTTGTATGTCGCCTCTGATTCTGGTTGAAAAACAAATATCAATTCCATTTTTGTCTTTTATAGGAGCTTTGTCCAAGTACTGATCGTTGGTGACACAAGCCTCTATCAGGGATCGCTTGAAAAAGCCCTGTGAGTCGCGTGTGAAGCAAGCTCCGAACTCCATCTGGTATATTCCAGCATGAACAGTAGCCTTTGATCTGGCGACCTGTGAGGCGTCCATAAAGCCCTCTGGTAAAAGCTCGTATGGTATTCTTATTATCGAATAATCCTTCCAGTTAAAACCTTCTGGGGGATCTTCGTTGAAGATGTCTCGCAATCTACTTTCTTTGCCTTGACTCTTTATTATTGATTTCCACTTTTTCCAATATTGAGCGAAATGGTTAAAATCGTAATAGGCTGTTCCTGAAAGAATTATTTGATTGTCACTCTTTTTAAGGATATTGTTATCTTCTTCAAAATAATCTAAGTTATACTCTTTGGCTTTTTTTCTCGCTGCCATACTTTTAACGTTTTCGATGGGATCTGAACTTACTGCGGCAAAACCGGCAACAACATTTTCAAAAATATCCCTTGGTATACTCGCAAATTCATCAGAGATAATATCATTTGCTCGTTGCCCTCTTATCTTCTGACCATCCCCTAAAGGTAGGCATGTCACGCGAGACTGATTTATTCTCAGCACACATCTATCAACGTCTCTTCTTGGTCCAGACTCAGCATCGCACATGCTTCTTAGGATTGGAGCTTTGTTCCATATTGTTTCCATGTATTCAAACAGCACTTTTGATTGTCTGAAAGCAGCACCAACAATAACAATCTTTCTTTCAGGAAGTATCAAGGCTCTTAGTATTGAATAAAGAGATAAAATAAAAGACTTGCCAAAACCTCGGCTAGCGATAAGCATCGGAAATTTACGATTCCACATCTCATGTAAAAATAAAGCTTGAGATGGCA